TGCCGGCGTCTAAGTGGAATGCTCAGTATCAGCAGAGTCCGACTGGCGAAGAGGGTGCTATTGTTAAAAGGGAGTGGTGGAAGAGATGGAAAGCAGATAGACCGCCGCCTTGTGAGTTTATTATTCAGAGCTGGGATACGGCATTTACAAAAGGCGAGAGGAATGACTATTCTGCTTGTACGACTTGGGGTGTTTTTTATATGGATGAAAACCCAAATGATGTGAATGTAATTTTGCTGGATGCTTTTAAAAAGCGGATGGAGTTTCCAGAGTTAAAGCAAATGGCGCATAGGATGTATTTGGAATGGGAGCCTGATGCATTTATTGTGGAGGCAAAAGCTTCTGGTTTGCCGTTGATAATGGAGCTTAGACAGATGGGTATTCCGGTGAGCGAGTTCACGCCGAGCAGGGGTAACGATAAGTTTGTCAGATTAAATGCCGTGACTGATTTGTTTAACTCAGGTAAAGTATGGGCTCCGGATACTAGACAGGCCGATGAAGTGATAGAAGAGATAGCTGTATTTCCTAACGGATCACACGATGACTATGTGGACTCGACCACACAGGCGCTGATTCGTTTTCGGCAGGGCGGATTTCTCAGGCTGGATACTGATGATAGAGAAGATTTCATCAGTCGCAAAAAATCTTATTCGTATTATTGAAGAGCTAACAAGGAAAAACCATGAGTATCGATAAATCACTGTATGAGGCTCCACAAGGAATCACGGGCATTTCGTCAATTGAGATTGAAATATCTGATCCTATGGAACTTGATACGGGAGAAGATGAACAAGAAATTTCGATGACCGAAGGGTTCAATGAAAACTTGGCCGAGCTGATCGATGACAATGTGCTGTCCAGCTTAGCCAGCGAGTTAATTTCTGATTTTGAAGAAGATCTAGCATCCAGAAAAGATTGGATGCAAACATATGTAGATGGCTTGGAATTACTTGGCCTGAAAATTGAAAACAGATCAGAGCCGTGGGAGGGGGCGTGTGGTGTGTATCACCCACTATTGTCTGAGGCGTTGGTGAAATTTCAATCAGAAACAATGATGTCTACGTTTCCTGCATCGGGGCCGGTAAAGACTCAGATTATTGGTAGAGAAACGCCGGAGAAGAAAGCAGCTGCTGCGCGCGTGCAAGATGATATGAATTACCAGCTCACTGATGTGATGACTGAATACAGAACTGAGCATGAAAGAATGTTGTGGGGCTTGGGTTTAGCTGGCAATGCTTTCAAAAAGGTTTACTACGATCCTCACCTTGGCCGACAGGTATCTATGTTTGTGCCGGCAGAAGATTTTGTTGTTCCTTATGGCGCTTCTAATTTGCAATCTTCTCCTCGCACTACGCACATTATGCGTAAGACAGAGAATGAAGTACGCAGATTGCAAGTATCAGGTTTCTGGGCTGACATTGATCTTGGCGAACCAGATACAACACTTGATGAAGTAGAAAAGAAGATTGCTGAAAAGCTTGGGTTTAGAGCAACAACAGATGATCGCCATAAGATTTTAGAGATGAATGTTGACCTTGATTTAAAAGGTTTTGAACATAAAGATGAAGATGGCGAACCTACAGGAATTGCTATTCCCTATATAGTTACCATAGATAAATCCAGCGGCAAGACATTAGCCATCCGCCGCAACTGGAAAGAAGAAGACTCTCACTGTAAGAAGCGCGATCACTTTGTCCATTACCCTTACATTCCTGGCTTTGGCTTTTATGCATTTGGTCTGATTCACTTGGTTGGTGCCTTTGCAAAGTCTGGCACTTCTTTACTGCGCCAGCTTGTGGACGCTGGTTCACTTTCAAACTTACCTGGTGGATTTAAAGCTCGCGGCTTGAGAGTAAAAGGAGACGACACTCCTATTGCTCCAGGTGAATTTCGCGACGTAGATGTACCAAGTGGCACCATCAAAGATAACTTGATGACGCTGCCGTACAAAGAGCCAAGTCAAACTTTGCTCGCACTCTTAAATCAGATTGTTGAGGATGGCCGTAGATTTGCAAATGCAGCAGATTTACAGATAAGCGATATGTCTTCTCAGGCTCCGGTCGGTACAACACTGGCTATGCTTGAGCGCACATTAAAGATCATGTCTGCCATTCAAGCGCGTATTCACTATGCGATGAAGCAAGAGCTGCAACTGCTCAAAGAAATCATTCGCGACGATACGCCTGATGACTACGATTACGATCCTATCCAAGGTAGTCGTTTGGCCAAGCAGTCTGACTACGACTATGTAGAAGTAATTCCTGTGAGCGATCCTAATGCGTCTACTATGGCGCAGAAGATTGTTCAGTATCAAGCGGTTTTACAGCTGGCACAAACTTCTCCTCAGCTATACAACATGCCTGTTTTACACAGACAGATGTTGGAAGTGCTGGGCATTAAGGATGCAAAGAAACTTATTCCTCTGGAAGAAGATCAAAAGCCGGTTGACCCAGTCAGTGAGAATCAAAATGCATTGACAGGCAAACCGCTTAAAGCATTCTTGTATCAAGACCATCAAGCTCACATTACCGTCCACATGGCTGGTATGCAAGATCCAAAGATCATGCAGTTGATGCAGGGTAATCCGATGGCTCAACAGATTCAAGCTTCAATGATGGCTCACATCAATGAACACATTGGATTTGAATATAGGAAACAAATAGAAATGCAGCTTGGCATGTCACTTCCTGCACAGAAAGATGATGCGGGTGAAGATGTCAATATGTCGCCAGAGGTGGAGGCAAGATTGGCTCCGCTGTTGGCTCAAGCTGCTCAGAGATTGCTTGGCCAGAACCAAGCGCAAGCTGCTCAACAGCAAGCTCAACAGCAAGCTCAAGATCCTATGGTTCAGTTGCAGCAACAAGAGTTGGCCATCAAGCAGGCCGAACAGCAACGCAAGTCGCAAAAAGACATGGCAGATATGCAGTTGAGACAACAACAATTGCAGATTGAGCGTGAGCGTATTGCGGCGCAACAACAAACAGCGCAGATGCAAACCAAAGCAAATGCACTGGGTAAAGTGGCAGATATGCAATCTAACAGGCAGCTTGAATCTACTCGAATGAAAGCTGACGTAATGAAGCATGTTGCAACACTTCAAAATGATCGGCAAAAGCAAAACAAAACCATCATGGCTGATGGACTCAAAACCGCCCTTGGCCATACTATGAATGTGAGCCAATCCGAGAAAGACAGGGAATCAAAAGCCCAGCAACCTAAACCGACAAAAGGTGAAGAATGAAAGCATTAGACGTCTTGGTCAAAAACATAGACGAGAGAACTGAGTATCTTCAACAAGCTGTAGCTTCAGGACGCTCAGCAAGTTTTGAAGAATACAAAGGAACGTGTGGCGAGATTAAAGGTCTGCTTGTTGCGCGTGGTTTTATCTTAGACCTGAAACAAACTATGGAGCAATCCGACGATGAGTGAACTTCTCATAGGCCAGACGCTAGATCCAAACGGTCCAGTATCTGTTTTGCCTGACACGGCTGACAAAAAAGCCAAACAACTTCCTGATCCAAAAACCTTTCATTTACTCTGTGTGGTTCCAGACGCCGAAGAAGAGTATGAGGGCGGATTGATTAAATCGGGACAAACCATGCACTATGAAGAAGTGCTGACGCCAGTTTTATTTGTCGTCAAGCTGGGGCCAGATGCATACAAAGACGAAAAGCGTTTTCCAAACGGGCCATCCTGTGCGGAAGGGGATTTCATCATTGTGCGTCCTAACTCAGGTACACGATTAAAGATTCATGGCCGCGAATTCAGAATTATCAACGACGATTCTGTTGAAGCAACTGTAGAAGATCCACGCGGAATCATTCGCGCTTAACAAGGAGCCCACAAAATGGCTGAATACAAGTTTCCAGACGAACTTGAGCAGGATAAGCAGGCTGAAATCAACGAAAAGCCTGAGATTGAGATTGAAATTGAGGACGATACTCCAGAAGAGGATCGTGGCCGGCAGCCTATGCCAAAGCATATTGTTGAAGATCTTGAAAAAGATGATCTTGAGCAATATGATGAGCAGGTGCAGCTACGGCTAAAGCAGGCAAAGAAGGTTTATCACGATGAGCGGCGAGAAAAAGAAGCTGTTATGCGTGAGCAACAAGAGGCTATTGTTTATGCCAAGAAGTTAGCTGCTGAGAATGAGAGGATGCGTAAGATAATCTCCACCGGAGAGAAGGAATACGTTGAATCCGTGACCAATTCGGCTGCTTTGGAGCTAAAAATGGCTCAACAACAGCTGAAAGAAGCCCATGATATGGGTGATTCTGACAAGATTGTTGAGGCGCAACAGGCCATGCAAGAGGCCAATATGCGCTTAATGCGGGCAAAAAGCTACAGACCACAGGCTTTACAAGAACAGGAAACTGTTGTACAACCCCAACCTGAGCAGTACCAATCGGTATCTCGGCCTGATCCCAAGGCATTTGCGTGGCAAGAGCGCAATCAATGGTTTGGACGGGACAAGGTAATGACAGCCACGGCTTTAGGTATCCACGAAGACCTAAAAGACAAAGGCTACACCATTGGTTCTGACGAATATTACGCCGCACTCGACAAAACAGTGCGGAGACGCTTCCCAGAAGAATTTGAGGATGCGCAGCCTACAAAAAGGCAAGAGACTGCACGTTCAAAACCGTCAACAGTCGTCGCCCCGGCAGTTCGGACTACAGCTTCAAACAAAATACGGCTGGAAACGAGACAAGTCTCACTGGCTAAAAAGCTTGGTTTGACCCCGGAGCAATACGCATTAGAAGTTCAAAGACTGGAGAAATTAAATGGCTGAAATCAAAAGAGAATCACGCGAATCTGAATCACGGCAAGTGGATGTACGCCCAGCAATGTGGCGGCCACCTGAGACTTTGCCTATGCCTGACCCAAGACCAGGCTGGGTACACCGTTACATTCGCACAAGTATCCTTGGTACGGCTGATGCCAGTAATATTTCTTCTAAATTGCGTGAAGGATACGAGCCCTGCAAAGCGGCAGACTATCCTGAAATGATGATGCACGCCAATCAAGAAGGCCGATTCAAAGGCAACATTGAAGTTGGCGGTTTACTGTTATGTCGTATTCCAGAAGAATTTATGAAGCAGCGTGATGCTCATTACGCTAATATAAATAAAGCTCAAATGGAATCCGTAGATAACACTTTCATGCGTCAAAGTGATGCCCGAATGCCTCTGTTTGCAGAGCGCAAATCGAATGTCACTATTGGCAACGGCAAGTAATTTTTAAGGAGCTATAAATGGCTTATCCCACGGTTTCGGCCCCCTACGGTCTAAAACCGATCAATCTGATCGGAGGTCAGGTCTTTGCGGGCTCCACTCGCAACATTCCTATTCAGTATGGTTATTCAACCAACATCTTCTACGGTGACTTTGTTAACATCACCCGTGGCTTGATTACTCGTTTGGCAGTTACTGATGGTGGCTCTGCTACTACTGGTGCTACTGGCTACGGTCAAGTTGGTATCTTCTTGGGTTGTTCTTTTACAAACCCACAGACCAAACAGAAGCAGTTCAGTCAATTCTGGCCAGCTTCAACTTTGGCTGGTGACGCAGTTGCTATCGTGACTGATGATCCTGATACCATTTTCAAAGCTGCTGTGGTTACCTCTCAAGGTGGTACAACAATCGGTTCTGCTGCCCGCTCTATGGTTGGCTTGAACATGACTGTGTCTAACTTGGCTGGTAGCGTTAACACCGGTAACTCTTCTAACGGTATTTTGGCAAGCTCTGCTGCTACTACTTCAACTTTGCCTGTGCGCATCATCGACGTCGTTCCTGACACCGCTGTTGCTTTGGGTTCTGCTGTGTGGTCAAGCGGTACAACTACTCTGACTGTTACAAGCTCTAGTTTCTCAGCTTTACCTGTTGGTACAGACGTTGCAATTATCGCAGCCAATGGACAGCAGATTTTGACTGGAAACTGGGTTTCTACAGCAGCTGCTGCTAATGCAACCTCCGTCGTGGTTAATCAGCAATATGCAGTCGCCGCCGCTGGTGGTGCTGCTATGGCATTGACCGCTATTCCAACAGGCTCAACCTTGGTGTTTACACAATACACAGAAGTTCTTTGCAAGATCAACTTCGGCGTGCATTCGTATTACAACGCCACAGGCGCTCAGTCTTCTGCCTCTTAAGGAGTAACATAAATGGCTATTTCACGCGCACAACTACTTAAAGAACTCCTTCCTGGCTTGAATGCTTTGTTTGGTTTGGAATATGCTCGCTACGGTGAAGAACATAAAGAAATTTATGAAACTGAAACCTCAGAGCGTTCTTTTGAAGAAGAAACGAAACTGTCTGGCTTCTCTGCTGCACCAGTCAAGAACGAGGGCTCAGCCATCGCTTATGACAATGCACAAGAGGCATGGACAACTCGCTATAACCACGAAACCATTGCTTTGGGTTTCTCAATCACTGAAGAAGCGATTGAAGATAACTTGTACGACAGCTTGTCTGCTCGCTACACCAAAGG